AGTAGGAAGACCAAAATAATCAAAAAGAGAACCAAGAGAAAAACCATCTCCAGGAGCAGCACCAGGAGCAACTACCTGAGGAATAACAAAATCCGTAGTATCACCAGGATTTGGTTGCTCACCCATAAAGCGTTGCCAATTATCCCAAACAAGACGACAAGGTACAGCAAAAAAATACGTTTGCAAATACAAATTATCCATCAAAGGAAAAATAGGAGTTTGAAGACGAGCAAACAAATTAGCACGCACATTAAAAGTATCTCCGGGGAGAACTTCATCAACAAAAAAAGGCACTAAATAACCTTCATTAAACGTAGTCTTAACAGTAAAAGAACGATCAAAACTAGAACGAGGCATATTAGCCGAAGGGGCAGCAGCAAAGCGATATGTCGCACGAGACTGCGACGATGGCAACTTACCAGGATTTAACATAAACAATCCAATGAGGGAAATACCCTCTTTAAACACTGTTCCGAAACACTATACACACTAACAACACTGAATCAAACAAATCCAAAACTGGGGGGTTTGCACCCCCCAGCCCCCCCTTACGGTGTTCCGCTCACCACGGGGGCGCTTCTCATCTGCAAGCCTGAAGCTATGGACTTAGGAGTAGACAAGAGCGTAATCGAACCATCGGAAGGATTAAACTCACCCAATTGATACAAAACATAATCCTCAGGATGTTTACCAATATCATGAGAAGCATCATTAGCGACATGGATAAAAGACCGCAAAGCAGCCCCGTATTGCATCACAAAAGGATTTAAAAAATAATTAGCCTTAGAATCAAAAATAGAAAAAATAGAATTCATGAAAATAACTCCAACTGACGCTCTTTCAAGCGAGATTCAACACACTCCGCCTTATCTTTAAGCCTTGAATACGGAAGCGGCGGAAACGCCTCTGCAACAAGTTTACGACGAGCTTTCAAAGCTCCCAATAAATCGGGATCCTCTTTAGCAATCAAATTATCATAATACCTAGGAATAGAAACCTCATGCCCTTTAAAAACAACATTGTCATGAGGAACAATATCAGTTTGACCATAATTGTCAAACCATAACTTACCAATACCAGGACGACGAGACATTAAAGCAAACTCTGGAAGTTTGCCACCATACACAGAATCAATATCAGTACCTATATACTTCTTCGTGACGTAACCTGCACAATACATTGCAGTATCAGAATTACAATCACCTATCAACGAATGACCCTGAGGCCATAACTTCATAAGAGTGTCAGAAACATACGTGTTATAACCATCTTTATGAGACCAAACATACTGATCTTCAAAAAAACAATTAAATAAAATTAAATGATAATGAGGACGAGAAAGATTTTCACCATACTCACCGACACCATAATAACGAATAGTACGACCATCAAAATGACGGCGCAGTTTCTTCATAAATAACTGAAGATCACGTTTAACAAGACTTCCGCCTGGCGGAATATTCTCTTCATCATACGTTAAAGTCACAAAACAATTATCAGGCCACATTTGAGACTCATGCATAATACGCACAGCCCAAGAACGAGCCTTCTTAAGACGACAATTCATACAACGACCACAAGGAACAGGCAAAACACCTTCTGGAATAAGAAAATCTTCATTTTCCATATCAACACAATAAAAACGAGATGCATGTCCACGCGCTATATTACTATTAAAATCCAACTTACTACCTTTAACATCTTGAAAAGCAAATACAGGGGAAGTACAAGTCATATTCTCAAACCGCCACGCATCGGGTGACGATGAAAGTTTCTCTTGTGAGAACGAGAAGCAGTTTTCTTAAACAACCTACGCGATCTACCTCGAGACATTTTTCGACGCATACATAAACTCCTTTTTTTACACTAGACAAAACTAACGTTTGTGTCAGTCCGCCCTATTACATCAAGTATATATATAGGGCGGACATATTTAGGCAACAACTTTTTCAGTTGTAGCCTCAGATTTAGGGGTTTTTTTCAAAAGCCCCAATTTCACCGCTTCCTCGCGATTAGACGAATTACCAATAAAATCCAACAAACGAGATGGATCATTAGCGAAACGATCTCTAACGGCACTTGGTAAAGCCAAAAAGGCATTCTCAGCATCAATCAACATATTGCGTGCAGTATGAAAATCAATAGCAGCCGAAGCATCACCAAATTTACCTTCCATATAACCGGCATAATGAGCCAAAAAGTCAGAACCCAAAGAACGCGTAAAACGCTTAATAATATTATTTATATCACACGATTCCTTAAAACTCTGACGAGTACGATCAGGTTCAACACACTTAAAACCTTCACATTTCCGAACATTAGTCAACGAATAAAATTTACTCATCTAAACCTCTAACAATAACTTTTTTATACACTCTCAACTTCTCTGGAATATCACGATCAGGATTAGCCTCTAACCATCGTTCCAAATAACCATACATTTCATTATACTCTATAGAAGGACAATTAGCAATATTAACAGTATTATAGTATTCAATAGTCAACTCATCATCATACGACTCAGGACGAAAAAGCTCTTTAATAGTTTTCAATAACTTCATACGTTTATCACAAAAATCATTCACGACAACCTCACTTTAATAAATTCCTAATTCCATGCATAGCCTGCTGACTAGTATTAACAGTGTCAGCAAAAGGACTAATAGCACCCATAGCATTCTTAACATATCTTAAAATAGTCCCAGGAGGAGTATTCCAAAAATCAGTATCAATTTGCTTAACCTGATTCTCCAACATAATCTGTTGAGCAGAAGCAGATTTGACAATAATATCTTGCAATTTCTCTTTCTCGAGCAACTTAGTCAATTGAGTTTGCTCACGAATATTCTCATTCTGAGCTTTCTTATTCTCAACTTCTGCACGAGCTAACTTAGACTCATTAGACTTAGATACAGCTTCCATCGCAGAAGAAACACCGCGACCCAAGGCATTCTCTTGGGTCGCCATCGCACCGCTTGGAGTCGAAGCTCCATGCGCACCATACATTAACGCAGGGTTTAACCCTGCAGCCTCCATATCTCGCCTAGCACGCTGATAAGAAGTATTACTCATACGTTCCTGAAAAGCCATTTGCTCTCTAGCCATTCTACGATTGGCTTTATTCTGAGAATGAGTTCCAGACATAGACATACTGCCAGCAATACCAGCACCTGCAGCAGTTATCCCAGCTGCAATAATAGCATCGTCAATACCAAAAACCATAAAACCTCAAATTAGAAGTGATCAATAAGTCCGGGAACACTATACAACGGCATAGGACGAGTAGTAGTCATCAAAATACGACCATCACAAATAAAATTCTGCTTATCAGTAATAGCTAAAACACGCTCCATAGGTGCAACTTCTTCGATGAATTCAGCATTAAGAAACGGAGTAGTTGCAAAAAACTGAGCTAAATGCCAACGATCAAGGTCTTCAGCAGCAATAGATCGCATCTCACCAGTAATCATCCCGGGTTTATATCGATACTCAGCCCAACGCTCTTGATAACCAAAAACAACATCATCAGAACCCGGATCAATAATACCTTGAGCATATATCTCTTTACGCAAAACAGCTTGTTCACCTAAATGAGCAAGAGCAGGCCAATAAAAGTCATAACGAGTACGACGTGACCACATACGATTAATACCTTGCTGATAATTCAAATCAGCACGAACAGCCATCAAACCAATAATATAACAATGTTCAACAAAAGACTTAATAAAACCATGACCAGAAGCAAACACAGTAGCAATAGCAGCCAAATTAGCTTGAGGAGAGGTAGCATCAGTAGATGACGTTTGAGCAATAGGAGTAAACAACACAGGAGTAATACCACCACCTAAATATTCAGGACGTTGCAGACGAGCATCAGGAGATACAACATGAAAATGACTATTAAGAATCTCAGTATAACGAGTACCACCACGCATATCACGCTCAAGCAAACGCTGAATCTGAAACGCCTGTCGAACCGTATTAATATCCGAAGCTGTAGCATCAGTAAGATCAGCAATAAGACCAACTTCATCAGTCTCTGAACTAAATCTCAAAGGAGTAGAACCACCAGAAATACCAGAAGCAAAAACACTAGAAGCTCCACTAACCGGATTAGCTATACGCAACACATCAGCATCCGCAGGTGTAAGGGAAGTAGAATAAACAAAAGTATCCTGATCAAAACCGACAACAGGAGCAGATTGACCCAAAGGCAAAGTAACAGCGGGGCCTTTCTGAGGATAGGGTAAACAAGAAGTAAAGTAATCATGTCGTTTAGTAACCCTCTTAACTTCATAATCAGTGTCATCGTCAGGCCCATTATCTACATTAACAGGTACAGAATCTTGCAAATCTTCTGAACGAAACCACTCATTATAAATCAAATTATAAGCACGAGCAGGCAAAGCACTAATAGAAATTCCAGGAATCTCAGTAGGAAGACCAAAATAATCAAAAAGAGAACCAAGAGAAAAACCATCTCCAGGAGCAGCACCAGGAGCAACTACCTGAGGAATAACAAAATCCGTAGTATCACCAGGATTTGGTTGCTCA